TGCCATTGTTAGTAATGTTAATAATGGTAGATTCAAAGTTCTAAAATGGGACCGCGATGAAAAGAAATATTACGATTTAGAAATAGATTTGAGAGGAAACAATGAGTGAGTTATTAAAACAAATGCAACAAGATGCTGGCTCCACGGCCCAGGATAACATGGGTAAGATTGGTGCAGTAGCAAATGATATTGCTGATACGGACAAAGAGATCAGTGATATGGAAGATCAATTAAAAAAGAAAAAAGATTACAAAAAACATTTATCAGAAAATGTATTACCCAACCTTTTCGCAGAGGTGGGATTATCAGAATTAAAACTAGCAGATGGCAGACATCTTAAAGTAGGAAACTATTATGGAGCATCCATAAAAGAATCTAAAAAAGATGCAGCATTTGCGTGGTTTAGGAACAACGGATTTGGGGATCTAATCAAAAACCAAGTCTCTTGTAGCTTTGGACGGGATGAAGATGGGAAAGCTAGAGGATTGATTGATATTTTAGACGAAAAGGGATTTCAATCTTCGCAACGCGAGTGGGTCGAGCCCTCCACCCTTCGCGCATTTATACGTGAGCAACATGAAGCAGGTAGACAACTACCTATGGACTTGTTAGGCGCTTACGTAGGACAAAAAACAACGATTAAAGAATAAAGGAGAAAAGCCCTATGGCACAAACTAAAACAGTTGCGAAAGCAGCGAAGTTAGATCTAGCAGTTCTTGCTAGTGATTCAAAGAATGCAAGTGGATTTGGAAATCTTGATTTATCAAGAGACATTGCTATCCCTTACATTAATATACTACAAACAACTAGCCCCCAGCTTAATCCAGCGAAAGCGGAATATGCTGAAGGAGCAAAAGTGGGACAGTTTTATAATACTGTTTCACAACAAGTCAGCGAGTCACTCAATGTGATTCCTGTCCTTTACCAACTACGATATGTGGAATGGAAACCACGTGAATCCGGTGGCGGATTTGTGGAAGCACATGATGCCGACAGTGGTATTCTATCTAAAACTAAACGTGATCAAATGACATTTAAAGATGTGTTAGAAAATGGCAACTACATTGCCACTACTGCATATCATTATGTCTTGGTTCAAGGAACTGATGGTAATTGGTCACAAGCCGTTATCAGTATGACATCTACTCAATTAAAAAAGAGCAGACGTTGGAATAGCTTAATGCTAACCCAAAAAGTTTCTGGTCCATCGGGAAGTTTTACCCCACCTACTTACGCAATGATCTACAAACTTACTACTGTTAGTGAGTCTAATGATCGTGGAAGTTGGTTCGGTTATCAAGTTGAGAAAGCTGGACAGGTAGAAGACGCTGACATTTATAATGAAGCGAAATCATTTTCAACCGCAGCATCAAGAGGAGATGTAGAAGCTAAACCTACTGTTGAAGGGGAACCTGTAAAAGAGGCTCCAAAATCAAACAGCGCAGAAAGCGACGAAGACATACCGTTTTAGGGTAAGTTTTCATAAACTGGAGGTTTAGTGGAAGAATTCAAAAATATATTTGAAGGTCTCGATGTAGCTTATGGTCAGCACCAATCCGAAGGGAAACGTGCTGATGGTAAGCAGGAAGGAAAGTCGTACATTGTTAAAAAAATTGTTACGGATGATCTATGGCAGTCTCATTTGGATGGTGAAGGTCCTTCTTTGGGTATTATTCCTATCATGGCTGATAACACATCCAGATGGGGTTGTATTGATATTGATACTTATCCTATTGATTATCGTAAAATAATAAACAGTATCAGAAAATTAAAACTACCATTAGTTCCCTGCCGATCAAAAAGCGGGGGGCTTCATTTATTCTTATTTTTTAAAAACCCAGTATCCGCCAAATTAATACGAGAGAAATTACGAGAGGTTGCGTCTGGTCTAGGATATTCCGCTGTAGAAGTGTTCCCCAAGCAATCAACCATATTAATAGAAAAAGGAGATTTAGGAAATTTTCTAAATCTTCCATATTATAATTCAAAAAATACAACGAGGTATGCCTATAAAGATGATGGGACTGCGGCATCATTGCCAGAGTTCATTGAGTTATATAGTAAATATGCTGTGGCCGGTACCGACGAAGTTGCAATCCAGGTATCGCAAGATGTCATAAAGGATGGACCACCATGTCTGCAGCAACTATGCACGCAGGGATTTTCAGAAGGAGGAAGAAACAATGGATTATTTAACATTGGTGTATACTTAAGAAAATTTGATGCCGATAATTGGAAGACTTTGTTGGAAGAATATAACAGAAATTATATGGCACCACCCTTAGCGGCCCAGGAAGTTATTATTATTCAAAAACAACTAGAGAAAAAAGATTATAATTACAGATGTAAAGAGCCACCTATTAATTCTTATTGCAATGCTAAAGTATGCAGAGGACGTAAGTACGGGATAGGAAACGGCAGTGCGGCATTAGAATTTAGTGCGTTAACCAAATTACAGACAGATCCACCAGTGTGGTTTCTGGATGTAGGTGACACGCGAATGGAATTACAGACAGAGGAGCTACAGATTCAAACAAAGTTTCAGAAGAAATGTATGAATTCTTTGGACACGATGCCTCCTCTAGTAAAACAATCAGTATGGCAGGAAATAATTGAAAGGCTAATGAATAACCTTATCAAGATTCCTGTTTCTGATGATGGGTCCTTGGCCGGTCAATTTGAAGCTTTCCTCCAGGAGTTTTGTACTGATCGCGCCCAAGCCCTAAATAGAGATGAATTATTATTACGAAAACCATGGACAGAGGAAGGAACTACTTGGTTTCGGTTAAAGGATCTACAGGATTATCTAACGAGAAATAAGTTTACCTATTTTAACACGGGGCAATTAGTCCAAGCTTTGAGACATCTTAAAGGCAAAAGTGAAAAATATAATTTAAAAGGTAGAACTGTTCGTGTGTGGGGCGTGCCTGCATACCAAACACAGGATTCAGCTTTTGATATAAAGGAGATTGATAGTGCCCCATTCTAAAATGAGTAAAGTAATGCTAGGACAGCACAGTGAATTTATTGCTGCGGCGTGGTTAATAGAAAAAGGTTATTTAGTATATATTAAAACCCAAGATAATGATCCCATAGATCTTATGGCTGTTCATCGTAATACTGGGAGAGTTTTAAAATTAGATGTTAAGACTGTTTCTATTAGAAAGAGTGGTCCTAAGAAAGGATACAGGATAAGTAGAGTGGTTAATGAGTACCAAAAGAAAATAGGCGTGAAATTATTATACGTTTACAAAGATGGGAGATGTGATTTTCATGGAAAAAACTAAAATTATACTAGGTCCTCCTGGTACAGGAAAGACACACAACTTATTAAATTTAGTGGAGCAAGAATTAGCGAAAGGTACACCACCGGATCGTATCGCTTTTGTGGCTTTTACAAAGAAAGCGGCTAGTGAAGCGAGGGACCGGGCTACAAAGAAGTTTAATTTAGAAGAGCAACACCTACCATATTTTAGAACACTACATTCATTTGCATTTCATCAGTTAGGATTGACTAAGGCGGAAGTAATGTCACGTGATAATTATAAAGAGTTTGCACAATCATTCGGCATGGACCTTGGATCAGTCTCTGATGGTGTAGATTCAGGTGGAGTATTCACAGTTGATAACCAGCTCCTATCAGAAGTTAATCTAGCTCGTATGAAATGTATGGATCTAGAACAACATTATAATGATGCTAATTTAGATGTGTCATGGCATGCATTACTTAGAGCTCAAAGAGCTATAGAAGAATTTAAAAAGAAAAAAGAAGTATTGGATTTTACAGACATGATAGAAATGTACATTGAATCTGGAATGATTCCCAAATTAGATGTAGTTTTTGTTGATGAAGCACAGGATTTATGCGCCCTACAGTGGCGTATGGTACATAAAATTTGTCAAAACGCCAAACAAGTGTACGTAAGCGGTGATGATGATCAAGCTATTTACCGTTGGGCCGGTGCAGATGTAGAACATTTAATTGGTTTGGATGGTGAAAGACAAATCTTACAGCAGTCTTACAGATGCGCACGCCTTATACAAAATTGTTCTCAAAGAATTATAGGTAGAGTTCAAAATAGAATTAATAAAACATGGCATGGTACAGAAAATAGAGGATTAGTACAATATCATTCTTACCCGGACAGTGTTGATATACGCGATGATAACTGGCTTATCATGGCACGGACCAATTATTTACTAGATGAAATTGAACGCGACATAAGATTACAAGGATTATTTTATAAAAGAAATAATCGTTTGCCTATATCTCAAAAATTATTAAATGCTACAGCTTCTTGGAAAAAATTAAATCAAGGTGAGAATATAGAATTACCAGAAGTGAAAACTATTTATTCTTATATGTCATCAGAAATAGGAATAGAACGTGGTCACAAAGGTTTAAAAACAGCTGATAAAGAAAATTATGAACTAGAAGATTTAGTTATGAATCATGGATTACTTGTAGGAGGAAGACCTTGGGACGTAGCTTTTGATAAGGTAGGAACGCGTGATAAAGAATTTTTACGGTCTATTGAAATGAGAAATAAGGATTTTGTAAAATCAGATCCAAAGATTCATTTAAGCACGATTCATGGTGCTAAAGGAGGAGAAGCAGACAAAGTTATGTTGCTGACAGACTTATCCAGAAAGTCACAGGAAGCAATGGAAAAAGATTCAGATGATGAATGCCGTGTATTTTATGTAGCAGCTACACGTGCTCGTAATGAGCTACACATAGTACAGCCCCAAAGACAAGGAGGATTTATCATATGATATCCAAAGAAGAAATATTAAAGAAAGCAAAGGAAATCATTTCTAATGATAGAAATGTATCACATGGAGATGCATTCAAGAACCACGCAGAAATTGCGGAGTTCTGGAATATATTTCTTGATAAAAAGCTACGACCAATGGCTGACATCACAGCTGATGACGTGGCTATTATGATGATACTATTAAAGATATCAAGGCACACACAAGGTGAAAAATTTAACTTGGATAACTTCATTGACATGGCGGGTTATGCAGCAATAGCAGGAGAAATAAGTGACTCAGGATCTTTTTAAAACAGTTAATTCCAATTGGGTAGCTCCTACAGAATTTCCTAAACTTGAAGGCAAAGTAGCAGTAGATTTGGAGACATGTGATCCACACTTGATCAAGGAAGGACCAGGATGGCCACGTAAGCGTGGATATGTCATTGGTATCGCTATCGCGAATGCTTCTTTCAAAGGGTATTATCCTATTGCCCACTCTGGTGGGGGAAACATGGATGAAAAGAAAGTTATTAAATATACAAAGTCTATATGTGAAGATGAATCTATTGAAAAAATATTCCACAATGCGCAGTATGATATTGGTTGGCTTTCTACACTAGGAATAGAAGTCAAAGGTCGTATTCATGATACCATGGTAGCTGCGGCGCTTATAGATGAGAATAGATTTTCCTATACTCTCAATAGCATTGTGCATGAGTATCTAGGTGAATTTAAGAATGAGCAAAAGCTTAAGGAAGCGGCAGCAGCATTTGGTGTTGATCCCAAGAATGAGATGTACAAATTACCTTCCACTTTTGTGGGTGAGTACGCCGAAGCAGATGCTGATCTGACATACAAATTGCATGAAAAGATGTCATGGGAGATTGTCAAGGATAATCTAACAACAGTGTATGATCTGGAATGTAAATTAATTCATGTTATTTTTAGAATGACACAGCAGGGTGTTCGTTTTGATGTGGACCGTTGCCATACTTTAAATGATAAGTTCAGAAATAAAGAAAAAAAATTAATGAAAAGAATCAAGGATCTAACAAATCTTAATATTGAAATATGGGCAGCAGCATCCATCTCGAAAGCTTTTGATGCGTTGAACCTACCCTATGAAAGAACGGAAAAGACCAACGCTCCTTCCTTTACGAAGATGTTTCTTACGGACCATCCACATGAGTTACCTCGGTTAATTATGCAGGCGAGGGAATTGAATAAGCTAAGAGGAACCTTCCTGCATGGTTTATTAAACCACAATAATGACGGGAGGATTCATGCCCACATTAACCAAATTAGGTCTGACAGTGGAGGTACTGTTACTGGTCGTTTTTCTTATAATCATCCTAATCTTCAGCAAATTCCTAGCAGAGGCCAATTCGCGAAAGACATCAGGAAACTTTTTATCCCGGAAAGTGGGAAGTATTGGCTTAAAGCGGACTACTCGCAACAAGAGCCCAGGTTACTTACACACTGGGCGCGACTTGTCGACCAACCCGGTGCTAGGGAAGTACAGGAAGCATATCATAAAACGGACCTCGACTTTCACCAACAAACAGCCGAAATGGCAGGTGTGGAGAGACGTCTTGCGAAGACTATCGGACTAGGTGTCATGTATGGAATGGGCTATAATAAATTAGCGCGTGACTTGGACCTTGAACCACAGGAAGCAAAGAAGATGCTTGCTGATTTCCGTGCACGTGTACCATTCATGCAAGGAATGCTGGAAGCAGTTATGAACCGTGCCAATAGCAAAGGAGTTATACGTACATTACTTGGACGTAAATGTCGTTTTGACTTGTGGGAGCCATCACAGTGGGGCGTACACAAGGCATTACCACTCAATCAAGCAAAGGTGGAATATGGTGATGCCATTAAAAGAGCATATACTTACAAGGCATTAAACAGATTGATTCAGGGTTCAGCTGCGGATCAAACCAAGAAAGCCATGGTTGATGTATATGAACAATTAAATCTAATTCCTCACATCCAGGTACATGATGAACTTAACTGTTCTGTCAAGGATGAAGCTGAAGGACAGAAAGTAAAGGAAGTAATGGAAACCTGCGTGGAACTTGAGGTTCCCTCAAAGGTAGACATTAATGTAGGAGAAAGTTGGGGCGAATGAGTTGGCTATGCTCAGTGCTATTAATATGCGTAACATTTAATCCAGAGATGGATTACACCAACAATGATGAATTCATTGAGGATATTACAGCATGTACATTGCATTTGAATTCAATGGAAGAGGATCACAACAGAATTCCAGTTAATTTAGTGGTAGCACAAGCTATTCATGAATCAGAATGGGGACGTTCTAGGTTTGCAACAATTGGTAACAATCTGTTAGGGATCCGCACTTTTGACTCAGCAGATGACCAAATAAAGCCGCTTAATTTACCTAATGCTAGCTGGGGGCTTAGGATCTTTGAGACTAAATGCGAATCCATATCTTACTATATGGATTTACTTAATAATAACCATCATTATAGTGACTTTAGAGAGGAGCGATTAACCCAGTATATCAGCGACATAGTGGACCTTGTAGCTTTGGCTAGGACACTTGCAATTTATGCCGAAGATGTGTATTATACGCAAAAAATCACCCAAACATTAAAACAATTAGAGGCCTATGACAGAGACTAGAAAACCCGGGTACCGTGAACAAGGAAAGAAACGCGCAGCAGCGAACAAGCCTATTGCGGGAGTTAAGCCAGGTTTTGCCATTAACCCGGAGCAGATGGAATATGAAAGAAGAAAACTTTTGGAAGAAATGTCTACAAAACTCAAGCCTAACCGCAAGCAACTTAATACAATGGCTGCAGTTGCGGCGACGGAAGAACCGACGTATTTTGATGAAGCAGGAAAGAAACGAGAACCCACCATCCGCGTGTTATCACTAG